TGAACAACCAAATACAAGATTCCGCATGACAGATAGTCAATTCAAAGATTATGCGTAATTATGGACTTAGGTATTCTGCATCTGATTTAAGTGATGCATACGCAGAAGAAGTCTTAAATAAAGTAAACAGCTACAACAAAGGTGTTCAAAAAGCAAATCCTGATTTAGCAAACAATATAGCTGACATGATACAGGCGTATCCAACTATGGATGTAGAAATTGCAGCTATTGCAGCTATGGAAGGTGTCAAAGCAGATGACCAACTAGCCTTAGATTTAGCAAATGCTATGCATAGTCTTGCAGTCAAAAAAAATACAAAAAATCTAATTACAGATGTAAGTTATGGAAAAAGAAAATTCCAACAGGGTATGTTGTTTCTTGATTCTTTATTCCAACCTGTATCAAGAGGTTTTAAATCCGCAGTTGTTGCTGCACAAGAAACTGGTCGTTCAGTTCCGCTTACTGTTGCACAAGCAGCAGCAGGTGGGTTAATAAGTTTATTTACCGCAAGACCAGGCAAACAATTACAAAATCAAACAACAGCTAATTATCTTGATGCTCTTGCTGGACCTGGTGTAGGTAGAGCTTTCCAAAATGCAAAAGAAGCTTATGGAGAAACCGAGTTTAATTTAATGTTAGAGCAATCAAGACAAGGTAAACCTTTGAACCTAGGTGCTGGTTTTTTACCTCGTTCAGTAGATTTAAAAGAAACACAAATATATTTAGATGAACTAAGAGCAGGAAGTGACAAAGGTACTGCAATGAGAAAAGCAGCCGAAGTTTATGGAATACCTATAACACAATTGTTTGATGCTAGAGAGGACCAGTTCAAGTATACAACTGACACAGGACAAAAAATAAATATATCTCCTGGAAGAGTTGTAGCAGCAGAAGTTTTTGAACCAGGAACAGGTGGATACAATGTTGTTTCAGGAGCAATAGATGCAGTGTTTAGACTTGCAGCAGACCCAACAAACTTAGCTTTGATGTATGGTGCTGGTGTAAAGACTGCTATGAGAACATTAGTTCAAGCAAATAGAACAGCTTTATCAGCGACTGATAAAGCAACAGCTTTTCTTAGAGGATTTGTTCCTGGTAAAACTGGTAAACATAATCGAGCTTTATTTTATGGAAGAACTGTTGATGATGTAAGAAGAACTTCTTGGGGACAAAAGTTTGGTGAATCAATTGCAAAACTTAAAGGTGATGAAGGAAGAGCTTTTCTTGCTGATATTCCTGAATTTGCAAAGATACCAGCATCTGTGAGAGAAGTCTTGATTCAAGTCGATAATGCTGATGATGTATGGAATGTTCTTGAAGTCATAGCAAAAGGTGGTGATTTAACTTTGACACAGTTTGACAATATGTTTGCACTTATGAAAAATGCACAACCTAATACAGCAATTGGTAATCAAATAAAAGCAAGTCTTGACCAAGTAAGAGAGTTGAGTGTAAATAATATTAATTTTGGATTGAACGCAATACCAACAAAGCCAACAGTAACAGGTGAGTTTTTTAATTTTGTTGGAAAAGTTATTACAGGAAGAACAACAGATGTAGCTCCATTAAGAAAATTTGTATCTATGTTTACTGCAAGAAATAATCCTACAAAGGGTTTATTAGGTGTTGGTACACAATTAAAACAATCATTACCAAAACATATACAAAGAGCTTTAAGTCTAAGACCTGAAACAACAATGCTAATTAGTAATCTTGATGCTGCAGCAAAAAATGCAGATGATATGTTAAAAATTGCATTTGCAAATCCACTTACAAGAGGTAGGTATCAGAGAGAGATATTAGAAGCTACATCTCAAAAACAACTAGATGAGATTACACACAGAGTAAATGAATCAATTGCAGACAGTGTATCAAAACAAAATCCACAACTAGAAATAGATGTACAAGATTTGGTGCAACAAGAAGA